CAGGGATGAACAAAGACAAGCACCAGCACTAATATCAACAGGAGATAGTAACCAAACAGGAACGAATGGCTCTAACACAGTAAACGACTTGCAAAACGGTGGAATAGTGCCAAAAGCATGTAGACTATATGACTATTTCACAGGGTCAAAACTAGAATTCCAAGCAGGAGCACCAGCAACAATTCCTCTAGGAACAACAGCACCAGTAGTAGGAAACGGAAAACCAATAGGACTACAAAAAAATGATTTAATAAATCCATTATCAACAGATAAATATGCGATGTTATGGTCAAATGGAAGTGCATACCACCTAGGATTAAGTTCAACAGGTATAGGAACTGGTTTAGGGTCAACAGGAACAAATGGAAATGAAACATCAACAACAAACAACGGACTAATAGGACTATCAAGACAACCGGATTTTTCAGGAATGGTAACAGACTTAGCAAACGCACAAGGAATAACAGTGCGTGAATTCAAAAAGGTCCTAATGGCACAACAAGTGTTACAAAACCTAGAAGATGGTGGAACACGATACATTGAACAACTTAATAAAAGATGGGGTGTTAATGCAAATGAACTAGAACTAGAAATTCCTAAATTCTTAGGAGCAAAAACAACAATTCTGAATATGGCAATGGTAGTAGGAACAGGAGCAAAACCAACAAGTGGAACAACCGACTACGAATTTGGTCAACTAACAGGAATGAGTAACACATACGACAATGGAGCAATTTTCACATACCATTTCAAACAACATGGTTACCTATTCGGTATTGTAACAATAAGACCATTTAACACTTATGAAAACGGAATAAATAAATCACTTGTAAAACAATCAATAGACGATTATTACAAGCCTGAGATGGCATATCTTGGACCTGATATTGTCAGAAACTATGAAATTTACAGTGATAGTTCAGACGGATTAGACGACGCTATGTTTGGTGTTAGAAACTATGGTGACGAATTACGATACATTCCAAACAAAGTAACAGGTCAAATGAGAACAAACGCAACATATAGCCAAGCATACAAAACATACTCTATAAACTATGCAACAAGACCAACCAACGGAGATACATTCATTAAACAAAGCCAAGCACAAATAGACAAAACATTGACTACAACTTCAACAACTATGGACCAATTCGTATTCCAAGCAAAACTAATAATCAAAATGACAAGAAACTTGCCTAAAAACCCACAAGCAGAACAACTAATCAGATTATAAGGAGAAAAAAATGTCAATAACAGCAGGAACAGCACTACTAATAGCAAGTCTTGTAGCAAGCACAGCAGGAGCAGTCGGTCAAATGGGATATAATGCAATTCAAGCAAATATCAACAGGGATTTTCAACGAGATATGAGAGATACTTCTCTCATATCTACAGTTGAACAAGCAAATAAATTAGGAATAAGTCCAAGCTTAGTATTAGGTCAACAGTCAGGATATACAGGAGGAAGTTCTGCAAGTGTAGGAAGTCCAAACTACCAACCACTTTCAGAGGTAATGTCTTATATTAAACAAGACCGTTATCTAGACGCTATGGAAAGAATTAACCAAAAACAACCACAAATGAAAGCAAGCACAAGTCAAGAGAAGAAATCCTATGAATATTTATATGATAATTTAAGTGATTTTAACCCTTAGGTGTCAAAATCACTTAATAAAACAAGAAAGGAAGTGATTTTGAATGTGCTTAAAACCAATCTTAACCTATAAAATAGGAAATAGTATAAGAAAACTAGATAATAAACTGAAACTAAACCCAAAAATACTAAACTATGTAAACTCAAATTCCATAGTCCAACTAAAATGTGGTAAATGTAAAGAGTGCTTAATAGAAAAGACTATAGAAATAAAAAATAGGTTATTAGAAGAACTAAAAATAAATCCAGATGCTTATTTCTTAACGTTAACTTATGACGAAAAACATAAAAAAGACTTAAATAAAAGAGATATTCAATTATTCATAAAAAGATATAGAAAAATTCAAAAATTAAGATACTTTTATGTAGGAGAACTAGGAGAAAAAACTAAAAGACCACACTATCACGCAATTATATTCACAAAACTACCAAAAGACCTAAAAGAAAGCAACACAACAACAAAAAACGGCTATAAACAATACGAAAGTGAAGAAATTTCAAAATTGTGGGGAAACGGACTTATAAAAATATGTAAAATGGAAAAAGGCTTAATAGGTTATATAGTAAAATATATGCTAAAAAACACCAATTCAAAAGAATTCATATGTGGTTGGTCAAGAGTTCCACCAATAGGAATAAATCCCGAAACAATAAAAAAAGACATAGAAAAAAGAAAAAGAACTAGAGCATTAAAGGATTACTATAGAAGAAGATACGGAGAAATACCAGAAAACCCAATAACTAAAGAAGAAAAAGAACTAAAAATTCAAGAAATTGAAAAATCAATGAAAATGCCTTATATTGAATACATAAAGAAGAAAGCACAATATGATTTTTAATTGTGCTTTTTTATTTGACAAAAAAAATTTTTTATGATAATAAGAAAAAGCAGTATTCTAGTAAGGGGGAGTTAAAAAAAATGAAATGAATAGCGAAACAATAAACATCATAAACAATATTAAATTCTGGGTGGAAGTTATTGGCGCAATTTGTCTAATGATAGCAACAATTATTCTTCTTTTGAAAATGCTAACTAAAAAAATAGATAAAAATAAAGACGGTAAAATAGACAAAGAAGAAATAACAAACGAAGACATAGAGTTTTGTAAAGAACTGTTGAAAGATAGTTTAAAAGTGATTGCAACAGGACTTGCAAAACAAGCAGGACTGTCCGCTAAACAAGCATATAATCTAACCCTAGAAGAAGTGAAAAAATCAAAAACAATATTTGAAAAAGAAATAGAGAAAGAAGGAGAGAATAAAAGTGTATAGAAGAAGTTATAGAAGAAGAAGAACAGTAAGCGCATACGGAAGAAGAAGAAGAAAATTCAACAAAAGACCATACAAAATAGGCGGAACAAGATTTTAAAAAAAAGTTATCCACAAGTTATCAACATAAGTTATCCACATAATGTGGATAACTTTAAAAAAAAATAAAATTTTAATTAAAATTTTAATTAAAATCTTAATTAAAAAGTTTCACGAAAAACTTATCCACAAGTTATCCACAGGTTATCAACAAGTTATCCACATTAAAATAGTAGGCAAAATACTGCAAAATAGAGAAGAATAAGGAGTTATCAACATATCAACACCCCCTACTACTACTATTATTTAAAAAAATATATATAATAATAAATAAATATCGCGCGTAAGGAGATAAAAAATGAAAATTATAATTACAAAAAACAAAGAAACAAATAAAGTTTTACCAATGGTAAATCTAATGGAAGAAGAAAAAGAAAAAGAACTCAAAAAAATAGTAAAAAAACAAATAATAGAACAAATAATAAATCAACCTGAAAGTCTAAAAGCATATAAACAACTAGTTATATACCAAACAGCAATATTTGAAGAAGATGGAAAAGTAACACCAATAGAACAAAAGAAAATTCTAGACTATGAAGAATTATTTAAAGAACTAATAGAAGATCTGACAAAGGAGAAAGACGAAAAATGATAGACTTATCAAAATTTGATATAAATGCAAATGACGAATATAGACCTGTATATTCAAAAAGATACAAGAAAAACGGAGAAGAGTATTTGATAGAAACCGACAAAATAAACATTATTGAAGATATGACAGAAAAACAACTAGAAATAGAAAGAATAAAAGAAATTTACAACAATCAAGAAAGACTAAAGGCAGAAGAACTGATAGACAACCTAACTGATGAAGAATACATAGCAAGTTTGGAAGAATTAGAACTAAAAAACCAAGAACTAGACACTTATGAATACTTAAATAAAATGGAAGATATTAAAGAAGTTTATAATCTAATGCCTGAAGATATAAGAATAAAATATAAAAATCTAGCAAATTTCCAAAAAGAATTCCTACCAAAATTCATTGAAGAAAGAAAAGAATATATAAACAAAATAAAAGAAAATGAAATTCAAGAACAACAAATAAAAATTAAAGAACAAGAAAACATAGCAAAGAAATTAGAAGAACAAACCAAAATGCTAGAAGAACTACAAGCAAAAATGAACGGAGGAGAAAATGTTTAATCAAAACACAGTAACAAGATTACAAATACCAAGAAGTTTTAAGAAAATAGCACCAACAGTAACAACAACATTCAATGCAGGAGATTTAGTGCCATTTTTCAATATGGAAATAATACCAAATGATAGAATATCACTAGATATTGAAACAGTAACCAATATGACAACACCAAATTTCGCTACAATGGACACATTATACCAACATATAGCCTTTTTCTACTGTCCAAATAGGCTAGTATGGGAAAACTGGGACAAATTCTACGGAGAAGGTAAAAATGCAAGTTATACAACATTCGTGCAAAAATATGTTCCACAATTAAGTTGTCCAAGTGGTGGCTGGGCAGAACACACAGTAGCCGATTACTTAGGTGTAACAACTAAAAAAGCATGCCATAGTATAAATGCACTTGTAACTAGAATGTTTGCTATGATTTACAACGAATACTACAGGGATGAA